CGAGCCCCACTCTACTTTAGTGTCCAACGTCTTCGTTGGTCCGAGTTAACATTCATCCTTTAGGAGAATACCATGCTACAAAGCAATATGCAGTTCACGCCCGTTTCTGCACCCTTTTATCGGGGTGTTTTGAACAGTATGTCCTGCACGTCGCCGCGTAACGCGGTGCTCCACCTAAATCGCATCCGAGGCGAAGTCATTGAACGAGAGGGGGTTTATCCCCTTCCGAACAATGGCTCCGGCTTGTGTGCGTATTACGAAGCCAGGAAGAAATTCTATGGCAATTGTAATATGGGTGATGTCCTTGTTGAAAGCTACAGCGTCAGAGGAATTATTCTGGCGATGTGGTTTACAACGGAACTCGGCTATAGGTTCTGGGAAATCCAGAGCTTTATAGATAACACTAAACTAGCGTGAAACTCGCGCACCTCGCCCATCCCGACACAGCAGATGGGTGGCTACTTGTCAAAAGGAATCTCCATGCCTTCAGTGCAATATTCTCGGCGGCCAGTATTCAGCCGCTTTCGATATATTTACCCTGGTGGTATGGTAGAGGTTCCCCTTGGCTCGTATACTTCAGGCTATTTGAGTTCTTCAAAAGCTGAGACTGTGAAGCGTCCGAAACCGGTTGACCTGAAGGCTCTCTCGAGCCTTACCGGGCTTGGTACGCATACTGAAACGGCTTTGTACTTCAGCCAATTCAGTGCTCGTACCGAGCTGGGTGGAGGCGTTTCTATCGAATACATTGATATGAACCCGCAAGATGCCGGCGTTGGTATTGGTCGCCAATTGTTCATTCCTGATCCCGAATGGGGAGGCAAACTTCGCCTCGCTATTAAGGATCAGAAGGTGAACTTGGCCCAGACCCTCGCCGAGTATCGGCAGGCGCAGTCAATGTTCGTGAAGAACGCTACCACCGTCATCCAGTTCGTCCGCTGGCTTAAACGTGGACAAGGTTCTAATCCCTTTGCTGGGAATAAGAACCGCGTCCGTAGAACTTCACCTACCAAACGAAATGAGGTGTCTGATCGATACCTCGAATACCAGTTTGGTGTAAAACCTCTCATAAACGACATTGCTGGCGTTTGTGAGGAGTTTGAATTGGCACTTCAGCGCCCCCATTATCGGACCGTCTCTTGTACTGTCAAAAACGAAGATCGTGCAGAACGATCTCCCGTTAATGGCTATACAGGTAAGAAGGTTTTGATAAAGGAGGAGCAAAAAGTAACCATGAAGGTGAAGTGTATTGTGCTTGGCGAGTCGCTCGCGGCACAGCGTTTAGGCTTCCGTAACCCTCTAGCACTTGGCTGGGAGTTACTCCCGTACTCATTTGTACTGGACTACTTCATCGGGGTTGGGTCTTGGCTGAATAGCTTCGACGTTGGCCCCGGTATACAGCAGTGTTATGGTACGGTATCCAGGAGAAGTCGGTATTGGTGTGAGACCTCGTTGGGGGGTACTGCGTTGGAACGGCAATACACTAGGTCAGTCTTTGACGGACTGCCCGGTATTGATTCGTTTCCTCCGTGGAAACCCTCACTTGGTTTTACCCGTATTACCAACATCCTGGCCCTGTTGTCTCAACTAAAGAGATAACTTCCTCTGACGTAGTTTTATACTCCGAAAGGAACGCTCTGTGAGTGAAGCTGCAAATATGGCCGTAAATAACGGCGCCGACACTCCTGTGTCAGTCACGTTTAAGCCGGAGATTGTTTCCGGCGGAAACGCCACCTTCCGCGACGACAGCGTCGGCGTTTCGGTCCTCATGCCTCGCATGAAGTCCGTTACGTCGTTGTCGACGGCCAACCGGCCGACGAACAGGGTCACCTTCCAGGTGGCCCTGCCTGTTTCGAAGACGGTGGATGGAGTTGACGTGGTGGATTACATCCTCCGCGCCGACTGTCAGTTTGTCTTGCCCGATCGAAGCACCACGGCGGATCGGAAGAACCTGTTGGCCTTCCTCCGCAATGGCCTCAACACGGAGCCCATCAAGGGCACCATCGTTGACGTCAGCCCTATCTGGGGTTAAGTAATGAGCGAATTCGACGGGTTCCGGTCTCTGAAGAAGAGACCGGGCTCGTCGTTAAAGCCTCGCAGGAGAAGGGATACTTGGTTGTATTACACAACTATAGCAACCCTTTTCTTGCAAGCTGTCGTCATTGCTTATCCCGAGGTATGTTCCAAGTCAGGTCTTCAAGACATGATAAAGAACATACTGGGTCACTAAGGTTCCGTGACCCGAGAAGGTTGATCTGCTTCGCCAGTAACATGGACGGGAGTGATCCCGTATCGTTATGTTAATCATCCGTTAGGAGATTAAACTCAAATGTTTGACATTGAGTGCAAGGCTTACTTGAAAGTCTGTGAGTCGATCGATTCGCCAGTTAGTTTGTCATGCTGGATGCTAGCCTCTTATGGTGAGTGGGACACACTTGTTGAAAAACAGGTGGATCCTCTTCACTACAATAATGCGAGCAGCTTTGCTGACGACTATCTGGTTTGCTCGATCCTTCGGAAGAACCATCGTGTGCCTACGTCTTTCGACAGAGAGGCGAACGCATACGAGAAGTTCTTTGACTCAGAGCGTGTCTGTAAAGAAACGAATGAGCGAATCCGCGCACTTGTTAATGGTACCATTTCGGTGCCACCAGAGATTTCCCACGTTCTGGAAACAGCTCGTGGCATCATCTGGCAAGTGCTTGGCCCCCTCACGGGGTCCAAACTGCAGTATGCGGAATCAAACATGCGTTTCGGACCAGGTGCGACAACTTCCGTTTCTGGACGTGACGTAACACCTTCAAGAAAATTCACGGGCTCGTTGCACGTGACGCCTCGACTGTATCCTTATTGGCCATGCCTTGTTCCACACCTGTGGAGGGCATCTGTCTCTGACATAAAACTCAGAGCAGCTAGTAAGGTTACATGTGTTCCCAAAGATGCTAAAACTGATAGGATTATTGCTATCGAACCTCATCTGAACATCTTTGTTCAGCTGGGGGCCGGGGCTTTAATCCGAAAGCAGTTGAAGTACTTTGGTGTCGATCTTAACGATCAGACTAGGAATCAAAAGTTAGCTAGCTCGGCTTTAGTAACCAAGTTAGCGACGATTGACTTATCCTCTGCTAGTGACACAGTTAGCAGGGAACTAGTTTGGTTTCTTCTTCCTTTCGAGTGGTCCGCATTCCTTGATCTTTCACGTACTGAGTACGCTGAGGTCCGGGGTGAGGATATTCGTCTGGAGAAGTTCTCTTCTATGGGCAACGGTTATACCTTCGAGTTAGAAAGTTTGATCTTCTATTCGTTGGCAGTAGCCGCGGCTGGTGGAAGAGCCGGGGTAAATGCTTACGGTGATGATATTATATTACCTGCAGCATCTGCTCCCGTTCTGATCGAGACATTGAACTTTCTCGGGTTTAGTGTCAACACTCGGAAAACCTTCCTGGCAGGGAGGTTTTACGAATCTTGCGGTATGGACTTCTTTGATGGCATCAACGTGCGACCCTTCTTTTGGAGGGGAATGAGAGATGACCGAACTATGGTTTTATACCATATGGCCAACTCTTTGCGCAGATATGCCCACATGCGCCATGGACGTCTGTCATGCGACAAGCGTTTTCTCCCCGCCTGGCTTTACGTGATTTCACGTTTGCCCGACAGAGAGAGACGCTATCGCATTCCGGATGGCTATGGAGATGGAGGTCTCATCGGTAACCTAGATGAGGCAATGCCAAGGAAGTCCAAGTATGGTCTAGAGGGTTGGGAGTGTACGTGTTACGTCGCATCGCCCAGATATCGCAACGCTGAGCCTTTGGGGCTCCTTGTTGCTAATCTGGTCGGTGGTTCGTCTTACACGTCCGCTCTCCTTCCCAGAGAGACCAGCGGGCTTTCCGACAACCAATTCTTGCGAATCGGGTATAGGAAGATCCGCCGCTTACCCACGAGGGCTTCTTATGGAGTTGAACCCATGAGAGGCCACCTGAGGTACTGCAAACACCAGGTATTGTTTCCTACCTGGACGAGCTTAGGGTCTTGGGAATAAAGTCCCCTTGATCCTTTTGTCCTACCGAAAACGGTAGGTGGGGAGAAAAATCAC